AGACGTCCTCCGTGTCCGACCGCTCGCGAGGCTCAAGCTCTCGCGCAATGAGGCGACTCTCTACGATCAGAACTACGCCCCGAACGAGAGGGCGTTCGTAGAAAGCTCTGCCGATCGCTTCGTTCTTGCGGCGAACACCACAGTTCAAGAAGTCAATCTCGGCGGAGTCGCGACAGGAGACATGTTACTCCTGATCACCAATCGCGCTATCAACGTAGGCGTCGACAGCCAGACCAACCTGTGGAGTGTTGGCAAGGCTGTGATGCTGGATGGTGGGTCGTTCACCCATCTCTATGTCCAGAATCAGTCCACTACGGTTGAGGCAACTGTCGACGTACTTGTGACCGACTAGGGAGGGCGTATGTTTCAAGTCGACGAAGAAACGCGGGAGCAGAAGGGCCGAGATCTGTGCCGTCTAATTCGGCAGGACCTGCGGGATCGCCGGACGGTGATCGAAAAGCACCGGTTCGTTCGTTCGACCTACTTCGAGGATGCGCCCAAGGAGCCGGAGTACGAAGGCGAAGCCGACATCCGATTGCGTCTGGTGACCGAGAAGATCGAGGCAACCGTCCCGAAGATCTCGAATGCCTTCTGGAACGCCGACCCGATCGTTCATGTGCAGCGTGTCCAGAAGGAATACAACGAAGACGAGACCGACAGCAACGAGAAGTACCTGAACTGGTTGATCGACCAGGGGATCGAGGACTTCTACGCTACGACCGAGATGTGGTTCCGGAACGCTCTGATTGACGGCGTCTCGGTGCTGTACACCTACTACGACTACAAGGAACGCGACACGGTACTGGCGATGCCGATGAAGGCATGGCTGCAGGAAGGCGAGGTAGACCCAGTCGTACAGGCGCCGGTGCCACAGGACCGTCAGAAAACGCCGGCTGAGATCTTGTTCGACCAGTTCGGGCCGTTCATCCAGGGGCCTAAGGCGCGTGGGATCATCTCGATCGACCAAGACGACGATCGCGAGAGTCCGGATCCGGCCGAAACGCCGGAGGACTGGTCGTCGATCGGCTACCGTGTTACGTTCGTCGAAGATCACAAGGTCCACGAAGACGTTCTAGTCGAGTTCGGGCTGTCCGATCGCATCGACGAGATCATGATCTACGTCCATCGACCGATTGCTGTCAAGGACGGCGTATGCGTGGATGTCATCGAGTTCGAAGACCTGATCGTGCCGTTCCGGACCCAGAACCTGCAGAGCGCCCCGCGTGTCACTCGCCAGCACTGGATGACCCTCAAGGAGATCCGCGATGCGATGGACTCCGGGCTTTGGGAGCTGTCGGAGGAAGACTACAAGCGTCTGGAGGCGGCGGTCAAGGGCGAGAAACGCCAGCAGGAGGATGAAGAGAACGAGACACTGAAGGCACAGAAGGACGGCGTGACTGGCGAGCTGGGACGGGACCAGTCAACGGCTGGGGCCATTGACGAGATCGAGCCCTATGTCGGCGACAAGCTGCTGATCATGGAAGTCTTCTGTACTGACAGTATCACCGGAGAGAACGATTCCGAGGTCGTCTACCAGGTTCCGTGGTCTTTAGAGAAGATCGTCCACGCGGAGTACCTGGAGGAGCGCTGGCCGCATCAGCGTCGCCCGTTCGCAGATCTGCACTATCTGCGGATCTCAGACCGGTTCTTCAGCATCGGTATGGCCGAACTGTTGGCGCCGATCCATGTCGAAGTGAACGCAATCGTCAACCTGGTCAACGAAGCGCAGGAGCTGATCAACCGTCCGTGGTTCGGCTATGTTCCCAGCGCCTTGCAGACTGATCCGAAGGTGCTAGAACGTTTGCGGCCCGGGGAAGGGGTCCCGATCGCGGATCCGAATGGGTTGGTCTTCCCGAGGTTCCCGCAACAGCCGCTGGCTAACCTGAGCGCGATGGATTCGTTGCTCTTGTTCGCTGACCGGCTGACGGTGAGCCCGCAGGCCGCAGGGTCTAACCAGACCCGTAACGCCCCGCGTACGGCGCGAGGCACGCTGGCGCTGTTGAGCGAGGCCGGAATCAAGACGGACCTGTTCATAACGGGTGCACAACGTGGCGGTTGGCGTGAAGTTATCCATCAGATTCACGGGCTGGAAGCGTTCTTCGGGGACGAGGAGAAGTTCTACTACGTCACGGGCGAGATGCGCCCGCAGAAGATCACGCAGAAGGAACTAGCCGGACGATTCGCCTATCGGTTCTCCGGCAACAGTGTCAACACGAATCGCGAAGTCATGCGAAATCTGGCACAGGTTCGATTCGCTACGTTGGCTGCCGATCCTCTGTACTTGCAGGACCTCCAGGCACGCCAGGAGTTGATCAAGAACTTCCTGAGCCACTTCAACGAGGGCGCTGACATTGAGGAGTTGACCCCGCGTATTCCCGGCCAGGGCGGCTATCGCTCGCCATTGCCGGCGAGGACCGGGATTCAGATGATGAAGAACGGCGAGCAGCTTGATGCCCATCCTATGGAGGCGCATGAAGAGTACCTCGCCGGTATTGACCAGCTTCGCAACAGCAAGGAATTCGAGCTGCTGTCGCCGGAGATTGTGTCGATCCTTGGCAACAACTACGCCCAGCATACGGCGATGTTGCAGCAGCAGATGCAGCAGGCAGGCGGCCCGCCTCAGGGAGCTGGGGCCGGTAATCAGGTGCCTGTCGAGCTTGGAGACATGGAAGGTGGCGTGCAGTAGTGAAGTACAAGAGCCGAATGGAACCGGACGCCTATGAGTCTCTGATTCGAGAGCTGAAGCGTCGTCGGGCAATCGCGGTTCAGCGCACACTAGATCACGCGGCCGGCAGTCCTGTGGAGGCAGTCCGGTTCCACGTGGGGATCATGAAAGGACTTGACGACGCGATCGCAGTCCTCGAAGGAGACTAGCATGGTTTGGAAGAAGCTCAAGAAGAACATCAAGGGAAACCTGAAAGCGTACAAGCAGTACAGAGACGCAAAGATCCGATCGGCGGGGACAAAGCAGAAGATCAAGGATGTACAGGCACTGCACCGCCAGAAGCGCGGCCAGGAGCCTAAGAACTGGGCTGGTACGCTGCGGGCAAACCGTGCTGCATCGCGGCTCGGCGTAAGCCCGACCAAGCAGTACCCAATTCGATAACTCACAACCTCCGGACGCGCGCACCGATGCGTCATTCGGGACGGAGGAAGGAAAAACCATGACCGATGATTTGCTGCGTCAGCAGCTCCAGGGCGTCACACCGCCAGACTCGCCCACTGACGATGATGTAGAAGATACGATCGTAGATGACGAGGACCTCGACACGAGCGCTCCAGAGGGGGAAAGCGGCGATGCCGACCCGAACGAGCCAGAATCTACGAGGGACCGTCCAGACGAGAACTACTTCCGCGAGATGATCCGCAAGTCGGAAGAGCGCGAAGAGCGGATGCTTACCATGATGGAGAAGCTCGCTGAATCGCGCGAGACTCCGGCGCAGCCGGTCAAACAGAGTGGGAATGGCCTCGACGATCGTAGCGTAGAAGAACTACGAGGTCTTCGTGACCAGGTTCCTGATGAACGAAAGGCCGAGTTCGATGCGTATCTCAATCAGCGCATCGTTCGCGAAGAGGTCGAGAAGCGGTTGTCGGATTTCGAGCAGCGCAGTCAGGCCCGCACGGCGCGTGAGCGCTATGGGCAGGAGGCTGTGAATCGGTATCCGGAACTGTCCGATCCATCCAGTGACTTCGCCAAGAAGGTGAACTCGAAGCTCAAGTCGTTGGGCAAGAAGTACATCGACGCCAATCCGCGCGCGATCGTGGACGTGGCGAACGAAGTTGCTATTTCGACTGGCCAGGCGTGGCGGGGCAACACACGCCAGGGACGGCGTCCCAAGAAGTCGCCTGCGGGCGGTAAAGGGACTAGCCCTGTCAAGGAAGGCCAGAAGAAGGAAGGATTCTTGGCGGAAAAGCGAGCCGAGGAGATTGCGTCGAAGCTCTCTCGCGGCCTGCCGAACGGCAAGAAGTTCGATCTCGATAAGATTCGTGAGCGTGCCAACGAGTACGACCAGAACCGCGACCTGTTCATCAAGTAGGTAGACCATGGCGACCAACAAGGAACTTGAATCCCGGATGAAGGAACTAGAGCGTGAGAACGAGCAGATGCGCGAGCTGGTCGAGGCCAGTGTCGCGGATCGAGAGGCTTACGCTGCCGCCGGGAATGACACGACTCTCGATTTTTCTACTTTGTACGATCCGTACGAATCGCATAACCCGTTGCACATCACGAAGGACATCGACCCCGACGCCAAGTTCCCAGAGGGCCAGAAGCTCTCGTGGAAGTCGGAGCGTATCCGGCAGCATAAGGGATGGCGTGGGTGGATTCCGGTTCGCTGGGAGGACGAGTACGGCCAGAAGCTCGACGAGTATCTGGGCGACGCTCCCATGCGAATGGAGGGCTCCGAGAACATCGACGGCTACGTTCGGCGTGGCGGATTGGTCCTGTGTCGTCTCGACATGCGGATCTGGAAGTCACGCAGTGCGAAGCGTCAGATGAAGGATGCCCAGCAGCGAGGTGTTTCGGGTGCGAACACCATTCACTTCGATCGCCAGGGTGTGGAGATCAGCGGTGAGGGGATGTCAGACGACAGCAGCCCACGACGTACAGGCTCGCGGCCACTGGCCGAGGGTACTTCACGCAGTGAGTTGGTGCCGGAGCGTCGTCACCTCAGTCAGATCGAACAACCTAGCGAAGAAGGGTAATAACCACAATGGCTAACCTCGATGGCGCGAAGGGCTTCAGCCCGCTGCGTGCACCTTATGGGTGCGATATTCCGGTCGAGGAATTTACGGCTGTCACGGGTATCACCGTGTACCCGGGGCAGATCCTGTACATGTCTGCGACCGGCGAAGTTAACATCTGGACGGGCACTGCCACTGGGCGGACGAGCCTGCTGGGTGCTGCGGCGGGCTACCTGCCCAGCACTGAGAGCGATCGTTCGATCCTCGTCGCCCATGACCCGGCCCAGGAATATGAGGTTCAGACTGACGATAACTCCGTGACTGTGGTCGCGGATGTCGTAGGTGAGAACTTCGGTGCTACGAATCTGACGGCGGTTAACGCTACGACTCTGCGGAGTCTGGCGGAGATTGACGGTTCGGATTCCGGAGTCACGAACAACAGCACCAGCATCCGGCCGTTCCGCGCGCTGCGCGTGAGCCGGGGCCAGGAAGGCTCCGACCTGTCTTCGAGTTACGCGAACATCGTCGTTCGCATCAACTCGGCCAACCATCACTACACCGCTGACGCGGGCATCTAACGAAAGGGGTGAACAATGAGTGGTAGCGCTGGATCCATCACGACTCGGCAGCATTATTCTGATCTGTTTGTCGAGCGGCTCGCCTATTTGGACGAGCTGATGTATGAGAATTTCGACGCCCCTTCGTTGACGTATACCCAGCTGTTCAATGTCCGTGACAGCGGGCGTGCGTACGAGGAGATCACCGGCATCACCGGGTTCTCCCAGTTTGCTGAGAAGCCTGAAGGCGCCAAGGTCGAGTACGACCGGCTCATGCAGGGCTATGACAAGCGGTACAAGCACAAGACCTACGCGAAGGGCTACCAGATCACCTTCGAGGCCATGGACGATGACCTCGACGGCGCGATCACGGATGCAGCCCCTGCGCTGGCTCGTGTGGCCCGCAACTCGATCGAGACCGAGGCTTTCTCGGACTTCAACAACGGGTTCGATTCGGTCGAGACGCCGGACGGGGTTACCCTGTTCAACGCCTCGCATCCGCTGGTTGGCGGCGGGACCTTCTCGAATCTGGTCGAGTCGGACTTCGATCAGGCGGCCGTGGAGACGGCTATCAACCTGTTCGACGACATGCGCGACGACCGGAATCAGCTGATCGAGGGTTCGCCGTCGATCCTGCTGTATCCGCCGGAGCTGCGCTGGGTTGTGCACGAGGTGCTCAAGAGCCAGCTGCGTAGCGACACGGCGGAGAACGCGGTCAACGCGCTGAACCAGATCGGCATGCAGACGATCATGTCGAAGTACCTGACGGGCGACGATGACTGGTTCATCCTGTCGCAGCCGTCCCAGCATCGTCTGCTGTTCTACTGGCGTATGGAGCCGGTGACGGACCATGCGCTGGACTTCGATACCGGTAACATGAAGTCGAAGATGACGTACCGGTTCTCTCACGGTCCGGCCGACTGGCGGAACATCATCGGCGGCCAGGGCCAGTAAGGAGGTCCGGGCATGAGTTCGACTCGCTATAAGGGACGCGGCGGCGTTACCGGTCCTGTGATCGGTGCGATGCAGTGCATCCCGATTCTGTTCGACGACGTGGCAAACAGTGAGACCGCCAGCCAGCGGATCGAAATGCCGGGCGGTTCCGGGTTCGAAGTCACCGACATCAAGGTGTCGGCCGACGGC